TCTGAGGATCGAGATCCCAGCCACGCAGATCATTGAAACGGCGACCACGCATGACGATATACTTCACCGACAACTCGAGGTCTTCGATGATGGAGATCGCCTCGTTCAGGGCTTCCTCGGTCAGCGTATTTCCGGCCACTTCGACGGTATTGGCGGTCGGGACAGCTGCCGACAACACAGAGATGGTTCTGCGGTCCATCTCTTTGCGGATGGCATCCGAGGCGCTGGTCTGGATATCCATCAGCGTACCGATGTTGCCGTTCTTGAGAACGGAGATGTCCACCATCGGATTGGAGTGGATACGGTTGGTCGGAAACTCGACTTCGTCTTTGCCGATTTCCTGTTCCTGCGCTTCACCGTCCTTACTGATCCAGTGGGCTTTGACAGTCGGCTTTTTCTGATAAAGCGGACGTTCGCCCTTGGGCAGTGTGTGTTTGGTCAGCAGCAGCGAGGATATTTCCTTGCGCCGGATCTCCTGTTCAATCGGAGCGGCAATTGCAGCAGCCAACGCCTGCATCCCTTCCGGGGACTCAAGAGCTTCACTCATGAGCCTTGCCATGGTCTCCATGTATTCCTGGCTGTGAATGTTCATTGGGTTGTTCTTCATGTGTACAGCTCCTGTGGTTAAATAAGCAGTTTGAATTTCAAAACGCCGCTCTGGATGGAAATGGCCTGAGCGATGACAAACTCGTCATTCCCGATGTTTCCGCCGGTCAATTTGCCGGTGGCCGAGACTTTCAGGTCATCCCCGGGATTGATCGTCCCTTCGAAGACATCCGTTTCGTACACACCGCCGTTGCAGTAGATGCCGGGCATTTCACCGCCAGCGTAATCCTTGATCAGGATGCCGAATGAACGGACCTCCGGATCTGTGTTGACAGAAAACAGGTCGTTTCCCGCTATACTCACCAGATGGCCAAGCTGGCCATCGCCCTGCATATAGCCGTCACCGTAAGCGAGGCCCCTGTGACATGGATTGATAAAAGACATAGCTCTTCTCCTTGTTAGTTGATTTCCACGGTTTCGTTCGATTCGTTACCGACACGGTTGTTGTAGGCAGCCATGAAGCCGCTGCGCAGGCGATCCTCGAGGGAGAGCTTGCGGTCATCCACGTCGTGAGGTCTCACTCCGGCGGAACTGCGCATGGGTGTTTCGCTGGATGCTTTGGACTTCTGCTTTTCAGGCTCTTTTTCCGCTTCCGGCTGAGCCTTGGCATCCGACTTGTGGCTTTTGGCCATCTTTTCATAGGCGGCCTCGGTGGCGGCAAAAGCGTCATCCGACAGTTCCGCCAGACGCCCCAGTTCGGTGTCGCGGTCCTCGCCGAAATCCATGCCTTGCTTTTCGAGCTTTGAAATCAGCTTGTGAGCGCGGGCTTTCGAAGCGGCAGCCTTTTGTTCGGCCTCCAGCTCCTGAATGCGTTTCTGAAGTTCGGCCACCTGAGCTTTCAGCTGGCGGTTTTCCTTTTCCAGCTCGCCACCGGGAGCCGGATTGTCTTCCTGCCGTTCCTGTTTTTTCTTAGCGGCGTCGGCGGACGACTCATCTGGTTTCTTGGTTTTTTCGTCCATAGTTGGATCTCCTTTGGGTTGGTGTTCAACAGATGGTTCCTGAACCGACGCCACCTGCAGAATGCGGGCATTTTCATCTGCCCCTTTGCGGTCCAGCAGGCCCAGGCCCGTAAAAGTCACGCCGTGAAGAATCTCGAAAACAGGTTTCCCATCGAGTTCACGGCCCTTAAATTTTCTGAGGTGAGTGCAGTAATCGGCTTTGCTCTTGAAGCGCTTGTGGCAGACGGAGCATTCACCTTCTTCGTAATCACACTCCATCGATACCTGCGTGATGATGCCTCGCTTCATGAGCTTGTAGGCCAGCTGGGCATTGGGCGTATCACCGGTGTAGAGCTCACCAACGCATTCGACCCGGCCGCCGATTTCATCCTCCAGATAGTCGGCCGCCACAATCCCGCCGACGATGTCGCCGAACTCCTGCGAGTGCTGAAGATCGACCTTCTTGTTGATGACGGTCATGTGCCTTGCGGCCAGCTCCTCGGCGGTGAAATGATCACCATTGCGATTGGTGCCGGTTCGGCAGAGGATGAAGGTAAACTGGGGATCACCCGGGAGACCTCCGCTCATCGCTTCGGCGTTCAGCCCCGCATTTTCATCGAGGCAGAGCTCCACCGGGATGGAGGTATGGATATTGGCTGCGGCAGCCATCGGAACAGGCTTTGCCGCCTGATCAGTATCCGCACGGGATTGGTTTCCTTTCAGGCAAACGAAAAGGCGCTCCTTGGCACTGGAAGCCTCGCCATGCTTGGAGGTGATCGAATACTTATGGTCCTTGGTTTTCATCCGGCTCTGACGCCCCAGACCGCCGATGATCTTTTTCATCTGCTGTTCGTTTGGATAGGCGTGGTCGCGGTATGAAATAAGCCAATGCGGGATATGGGTGGCGTTGCCGAGAAACTCCTGAAAGAAGTCGGAGGCGTTACCCTTGGTGACTGTCACATGGCTGGTTTCGTAGTTTTTGACCTTGGTGTCCGCCTTGATGGTCAGACCGTCCCAATAGGTCATCAGCCCTTCGACAAAGTGATAGGCTTTTTCGTAATTGGTGGTCGAAAACTCGGTGGCATAAGGCGGGTCAAAGTAAGCGAGGTCGGCCTTCACCTTGGGAAGGATCTCGTTAACATCCCCACGATAGGCTTTGTTCTCCTTGCCGTTATCGAATATCAGGGCATTGATCCGCTCGATATTCGCTTTCAGGCGTTTTTTGAATTCTTCAGGCGTGTCCTGCCGTTTCCCGTAATCAGTGGAAGACGAGAAGTGGCCAAACCCGCCTTTGCCGCTCATGCAGGTTTTGCCAAGAGCAAACAGCGCGATGTCCTTTTTGTATCCAGACAGGTCGTCGCAATTGGCCCTCAACGAGTCGATGAGTGCGTGGACACCTTTGGCAAAGAAGATCCCTTTGAAATTGTCCTGAACAAAGGTCTTGGCTTTGGGATTGTCCGCCAGCAGCTTTTCGATCTCTGCTTCGGACAGCCTCGTCGAACCGTTTTCGATAATGGCTCTGGCTGCGTGGTGACTGTAGCGAAGACGGTCATTGGCAAAAACTCGCAGCCCTTTGGATTTGTACATGTAAGCAACAACGGCCGAGCCGGAAAAGGCATCCAGAACGGAGGAAACTCCGTCCGGGGTGTTACGCCAGATCCAGTCGACCAGTTTCTGTTTGCTGCCGATGTAATTGGTGATGTACTTGGGGCGTTTCTCCGGGGGCTGCTCTTCAGGAGCCTTCTGTTCGGCTGCATCGGTCCCGAGTTTGTCGGGATCGATAGCGAGCGCCGCATCTGCCTCAAGGAGGAACGCCAGCCTTTCCAGGTCAGTGGCAAACATTTCCATCAAATTCTCCGGTTCAATCACTGTTATTTGCCCCGATCGCACCGGGCGAGCGGGAGGTTTCAGCGATTACTTACCGGAAGGCTTTGAAATGTGTCGGAAAGGCGTCTGCTTTTTTAGGCGGGAATCTTCAAAGACTGCAAAACAGCAAGACCACAGGCGTTTACTGACGGGTATTCCTCTGTTTCGACCGGTTCGGAAAACACGCCGTCATAGGGAGATCGGCTCTGGCGGTGATACTCCAGAAAATCATCCGGGAGGGTCAAAACACCGCTTTCAACCAGACGATTGATAACCCAGTCTGCCTGTTCACGACGATCCTGAATATCGCCCCGGTTAGAGTTCGGGTAGAACATTTCAATATCGAGGCCCGGACCGGGACCTTGCACCCAAACACCGACAGGCCGATATTCTGGAACTGCCGCTTTGGGATCAACGAGGATGGAATCGATCATGTATCTCAGCTTCACTGCCAGTCCTCCGCAATCTTGATGTGTTCGGCAAGGATCTCGGAATCGATGCGCTGGAACAAATCCCGGTTGTTTTTTCTGAATGCCAGCCATGCCTCCCACTGCTTGGCATGAGCCGGTTCGGAAACGGGCTCGATCATTTCAAGGTTGTAAATGCGGCCCAGATCATCGGTCAGCTCGACAATCAGCCATGCATTGATCTCAGCTCCAGCTGATTGCGCTGTCAGCGTGTCATCCACGGATACATTGACGACTTTGATCGTATGGCTGTAATTGAAGCCTTCCTGATAACCGAGCTCCTTCCATAGCAACCAGAAGTCCGTTCGGATGATTTTCCCGGAAGCATCGAAGTGCGGTGCAATCCTTGTTACGGTCAGTTCTGCGGCAATGGTGTCGATAAATGTTTCACCGCCACGTTCCCGGACCTGCAGACGGCAGCCACGTTCATTGAACCAATGAAGCTGCCTCTGGATTCGGGCTTTTTCCTCTGCAATTATGGTTTCCATATCATTTCCTCGTATTCCATGTGCTCGGTGTATGGACGATGTCTTCCACCTTGCGGCCGTCGGGCAGTTTCTTGATCCCACGGGAGGTGAAGCTCTTGATAATCTTCTGACGCTCGGCAGCTGAATTAGCGACGATGTATTCGATATTATCCAGCAGCGTCACCGAATACTTGAAGATGGTCTCATTGCCGCTCTTGCCTGAAAACTTTTTCCAGTCGTCGATGTTGTTACCACGGTTTTTCCGGACGTAATCGTCCACAACTTTGCCATAGGCATCGTGGCTGTAGCTGATCGCATCCATGCGCCGCAACATGCTCTTTTTGAAATAAAGGGCCGGAGGAGCATCGCGGGTTGGCTTTTTCTGAATCCGGGTAAAGAAATAACTGGCTCCGCCTGTCTGCATGTCGGCCACTGGAGACATACCGCCGGGCGGAACTCCCATGCGCATCTTTTCGACCGTACTGACCATGGCACCGTTGTTTTCAAGGATGGCTTCGATGAACCCGGACATGCCTTCATTGTTGGTCAAGCGGTGGACCAAGGAGTAATCTTTCATCTTTTTTTCCAGATCCTCTTCGGTGATGTCGAACCGGTACTGGTGGCGGTATCCGCCTTTCAAGCCACGATCGAGAAACCCGGCCTGATACGCGCCCATCGGGTCATAATCGGGTAGCTTGGTGATATCATCGACATTCAGTTCCTTCTGCCAGAAGCCACGAAGAGTCTGCACCCGCTCATTTACGGAAGCATCGCGATCATCCAGACTTTTTTGGAGGCGCTTGTATTCTGCGGTGTGGTCCACTTTCCGGATGTAAGCCATCTTTTCCAGATACATCTGCTCGGCGTTCTCGGGTGAAGAAATCCGTGCATCGATGCCGAGTTTATCCAGTTTGGTCATCAGGGCTTCGACCTTCTTGCCGCTGGCATCCCCATCGATCACAATCTCCAGCTCTCCACGCTGGGCATAAAGGTTTGTATTGTCCCATGGTCGGTATTTCAGACGGGTGCCGTCGTCAAAATCGGCGGTGAATTGAAGGCCGTCCTGCATCCTCGAGTCCCGGTTGAACATCCCGTAATTATCGACATCATCCATCTCGACAGTGATCTTGCCGCCACTGATGCGCCGTTTGGTGTGAGTGACTTTACCTCTGGTGACTTTGAAGTCGGGTTTCTTGGGCTTGGCCTGCTTCGGCAATTCAGGGAGGTACTGTTCGAAGATGCCATTGGTGGCGCGGTCCCAGTCGACCGCCTCTTTGATCTCGTCCAGCCATTTGATGTAGTTGTCGGCCATCTTTTTGACTTCCGGATCTTTGCTGCGGGCGAGCACAAGCAGCCGGGTTCGAAGTTTCTCCGCCTTCGCCAGCTTGGTCCGGTTATAGTTCCCGTCACCGACATGAAAGTTAACGTTCTTAACGGCTTCCAGAATGGTTGGGAAAAAGGTGTCATCTGCCAGAGGCTGGCCTTTCTTGATTTCGACAAGGTCCAGCTGTTCCCGAAGCAGTGCGGTGATTTTAGAATCCGTATCCGGCCGGATCTTCATTTTGACAACGGTTCGTTGTTTGCCTTTGAAGGTCTCTGTGAATATCAGCGCGTTCTGGTCTTCGACATCGCCACTGTCGAACGGCAGCGTTTTTCCCTGCCATCCAAGTTTACCGGCATCATCGATGATTTTCTCATCCGCATCCTGCAGCAGTTTTTTGATTCCGGGCTTTGCCTGCAGTGAGGTGAAACTGAAATCTTTCCGGCCTAAAACCTCACCGTAATATCGCTCGAAATCCTTCCGCAGGTCATGTTTGCGCTGAAGCGCCTGCTCATAGAATTTATCCAGCCCGATTTTATCTTTTCCAAAACGTCCCTCGGCATAGGGCCGGATGATATCGAGATAGGTATCGTCAGATATCTTTTCGACTTCCTGAATGTATTTCAGGGTGACCTGAGGATCAAAGTTGACCTTGCCGTCCTTGGCTGCCCGAAAGACCTTGTTGTAAAAAGGCTCCTCTTCACCAAAGGCGCTGTTGGGATGGTAATCCAGAGAAAGACTGTCCTTGCCGAGATGTTTGAAAGCCTGCCCTTTGTCGATGCCATAGACGGTCGTTGTCAAGGGAGTTGTCGCATTTTCATGCCGCTTTTTGTTTGAGCAGCAGTCGATCTTGGGACGACTTCTGGAGGTTCAGGGTGACCACTGCGGGTCGGCTCCAGTTTCGGCAGTCGCCTGACCAGCGTTCGGGACGACTGGCTTTAGCCGCTGCGTAGAGCGCCGTTCTCTGACATAGTATCTTATGGTCCTCGCCCCGGTGGCGTTGGCCCGGGGTGACGAATTTCAGGGCGCTGTGGCGATGCTGCTCGTTGTACCATTGTTCGAATCCGGCTACCCACTGACGCGCCTGATCCAAAGTGTCGAAGGGTTTGTCCGGAAAGCTGGGATGATACTTCACGGTCTTGAACAGCGCCTCGGAATAAGGGTTGTCGTTACTGACCGAGGGGCGGCTGAAGGAGGGAACGACGCCGAGCCTCTGCAGGGTTGCCAGCATGGTCGCTCCTTTCATCGGAGCGCCGTTGTCGGAATGCAACCGCAGCAATTGACCGGCAACCCCTTCGCGCAGGTACGCTTTACGGAAAACGCTGGAGGCATGCTCGGCCGATTCCTCGGCGAAGACCTCCCATCCGACGATCTTGCGGCTGTACAGGTCCATGATCAGGTAGAGATAGAAATACAGGCCCTTCACCGTGGTGCCCAAGTAGGTGATATCCCAGCTCCAAAGCTGATTGGGGGCGGTGGCCACCAACTCCGGGGGGCGAGAGTGGGTCGGCGCTTTGGCTTTGCCCCGGTGAGCCAGTTGTTTCTCCTCGCGCAAGATCCGGTAAAAGCTCGACTCCGAGGCCAGATAGCGTCCTTGGTCGGCGAGTTTGGGCACGATCTGGTTGGGAGGCAGATGGGCGAACTGCGGAGCATTGGCGGTCGTCAGAATCTCGGCCCGCTCCGCCTCGGCGAGTTTGTTCGCCGGCACGCGCCCCTGCGCCGCCGCCTTGCGGCCATCGGTTTTCACCGTACCGCCCTGTCGCCAGCGCTGCACGGTTCGGGGCGAAAGTTCAAGAACCTTGCAGACTTCAGCCAGGCGCGCACCGGCGGCGCAGCTCTCATGGATCAAGGTAATCACTTTTTGGCGCTCTTGGAGGTCGATTTTTCGTCCTCGGTGTCCCCCCAGAGCGCCTGAACCTTTTTTTCGAGCACCAGAAGCGCCGCCGCCTCGGCCAAGGCCCTGTCTTTGCGATGAAGTTCGCTCTGGAGTTGCTTGATTGTTCTGGCCTGCTGTTGTAACTGTTCGCGCTCGGCCTTGCCGGTCACGGAGCCCGAACCCTGGATGAAGGCCTTTTTCCAGGTGACGATCTGCTCCGGATAGAGACCCTTGCGCCGGCAGTATTCGCCAAGTTCCAACTCGTTGAAGCTGGCGGTTTCCAGCACGATGGAGAACTTCTCTTCGCTGTTGAAGCCGCCGCCCTGCCGCGCCTGGTCCGACCCTACGCCGCCCCGGCCGCGGGCTTTAAGACGCCAGCAGTACAAGGTGTCTTTCGGAATCCCGGTCTCTTTCGCTAACGCGGGAACACTGGCGTTCTGAGGCGGCAGCATGCGGGCAATGATGCTCGCCTTTAACTCGTCAGAATAGTGGGTCATTCAATTTCACTTTCGGCCCCTCGGGTTTCACTCAAAGGATCTCAAAGAGAGGCGACATCTATCCTGACACAGGGGGTAGATATGACCGTTTCTTCCACGGATGAACTGTTTTGAATGCCCGTCATGGTTGGCGATAAGCCAGTCAATCACATGCTCCCGCTGCAGCTGTTCAAGCTCAACGGTGGTCAGATCCTCCGGCAGTATATTCCTGAAGTCGATTTCTGACTTCAGGTCTGTGCGCCATTTCTGAATGGAACCGGTCCTGCCGTTCAGCTGGATGTTCCGTACCTCGATTGCATCGGGATCGATCAGACGACCGATTCTGTATGCGGCTTCCTCACCATGAGCGATAAAGTTGTCTTTTGAGTTTTTGGCCGGTTTAAATAGCCATTTATCGCCGTTCTCATCAGTCCAGAACTCTTTTTCATGTGCTCCGCCGACATTGGCCTTGCCTGACTTATTGAATTTTCCGGGTGCAGATTTTTCATTCCATTTCTGGTCGGCGTTTTCAAATTCAACGCCTTTCTGGGCAAAAGATGGCGGCTTGGTTTTGGTTTCAGTAGCTGGTTTAGGTGCTGGCTTTTTCTCTTTTGCAGGAGCCTGTTTCGCTTTTTTACCACCATGCTTTTCAGCCCATTTCTGCCATTTGCTCTCGATATTGGATTGCGCTTCACTGATCTTTCCGGGATCGGTTTCAGTAAAGAGCGTGACGAGGTCATCTTTGCTTGCCCATTGCCAGTGTTTGAGCTGCGTATCTTTGGCGATGGATTTGAGTTCCGACGACTTGAGCTTGGATATCTGCTCCTGAAAAAGCTGCTTTTTCAGGGCAATTTCCTTGGCGTGTCCGGCAAGCAACTCTTGAGGAAGATCTTTGGCTGATGCCAGAGCCTTTTCAGCATCGGATACCTGGCTGATAAAACCTGTGTAGTCCAACGGGGATTCCGGGAGCTGAACTCCGGCCGCAGCCTTTTCGACCAGTTCCTTCTGCTTTTTCACCAAAAGCTGTTTGGCTTCATCTGCCGCTTTCTTCTTGGCTGATTCCGCCAGATCAGTTCCGGCTTTTTTCTGCAGTGCCTCAACCAGCTGTTGCTTGTTCTTCAGGATGCCGATTCCGTACTGCTTTTTCTTTGCCAGCAGTTCCTTTCCCTTCAGGGAGGTGTGATCAATTCCCGGCTCGAGTTTGTCCAATAATTCGATGGTCTCCTGTTTGGTCATATTCAGGGAAATGCCGTTACTTTTGGCCATCTCTTTGAGCTGTGATACCGGCGTACCCTCGAGTCCTTCGACCGGTGGCAGTTTGGAAATCTGCTGGGCAATGAGTTGTGCCTGTTTGAGTTCCGCCTGCTTTTGAGCCAACAGCCCGATCAAATCTTCCTTTGTTCGGAGCAGGCCGATTTTGTGCTCCTTGAGTTTTGCCTTCAGTGCCGCTCCTGAAAGTGTGCTGTGGTCTATGCCCGGTTCTGCCTGATCGAGCAGCTTGATGAAATCTGCCTTGGTGCGGGCAATGGAGATGCCGTTCTCTTTTGAAAGTGTCTGGAGCTGTTTTACGGTGAGAGCCGTAAGGTCATCGGCGTTTCCGTTTTCAAATGCATCCTTCAGTTTGGCGTTCTCTTTTGCTTGTGCATCAGCCATTCCCTCCAGCGCATGCGGGGGCAGTATGCAGGCATCGCCCTGTGAAGCTTTGGGTGCCGCTTGTGCGGATAAGTCGGAACCACAGATGCTCATGGGCCACGCGACAAGGTTTGTGCAGCGGCAATGCGGATGTGCGGGTTGTTGAGGGAATTTGTCGATGAGAAAGGTCTTACCGTCGAGAGGACCACATACCGGGCAGGTTCTCTCGTCATTCATGGCCATCCATTCAAGTCTTTGCACACCGACTCGCTCATGGAATTTCATCCGCCCCATGTTATGCGCCCGTAACACCTCAGTCCGGGCGATCATCTCCATGCGGTACTGCGCCTTGCTGAACACACGACTGCCAGCCTGCCTGAATGAATCTTTGTCGATGATGACTTTACCGAGGTCCCGGACAATATCATCCGCGCCTTTGCCCGTGGCTATCCCGCTCAGGATCGTCCGCTTGATACCATCCGACAACTCACGGTGAACATCCCCGGCAAGCGTCAGGTTGTACTGTGTCATGAAGTCGAGGGCATTGGTGTCGACGATGGTGAACACCTTTGTGGCCAGTTTATCGATGCCATCAGGCTTGAGGTCGGCATAGAATGGCAGTGATGCGGATGTCAGTTCGGTGATGCCCTGAGCGATGCCGCCTTTAAAAGCGTCCTTGGTGCTTTTACGGAAGACAAGTGTCTGGTCCCTTTTCAACTGGCGCAGAACATCGTCCAGCTCGCCCTGCAGCTTTTCCAGACCTTTCAATGCAGCCAGCTTGTTATCCGGCAGAGATCCCAGACTACGGTATTTCAAAATGGCCTGAGCCACTTCCTGTTCAGCCTTGTTGAGGGACTGGGTCAACTGGGCGGTTATGGAATCGTTGTAGCGGTTGCGGGATTTCAGGCTTTTGAGTGTTGCCGCCTGAATACGTTCTTTAAGGTCGGAAGGCATGATCAGGATTCCCGGCGGTCAATGAATCTGCAGGCCGGGGAATCGAAGGTGCGTTCGGTGTTGTGTACCCGGCAGCGATTGGAATCGGGGTTGAAATGGCTGCACTCATCACACAGGGAAGTTGCCGCCGTTGCTTCCAGCTCCTCTGTATAGTGAATGTGGGCTTCGGTATCGAGATCATTGCCGTCAGCAGGAATGCCGAGCATCTTTCTGGCGCTGGGCACACTCATGATTCCGGAAACCACCATATCGACCACCGGCTTCACCTGCTTTTCATCCATCAGGTCGATGTTCTTGCGCTCGGTCTCGCGGTTGGCTGCCTCGATATCCGGGTCCAGATCCATCTTGAGCTGCAGGCTGGAACGGCTGATCAGTTTGCGGTCATAAAGCTCGATGAGCAGTTTCTTGAAGTCAACGGCATCGCTTGGGTCGAGGTCGTTGAATATGAATTGCAGGGACTTGTCGGCATGGCCTTTCAGTTCCATCCAGTCATCGAAAACCCAGTCGAGCAGTTTCCGGGCGGCCTGTTTGATTTCCCGGATCATCACCATCATTTTCTGCATACTGACGGAGGCGGTGGCAAAGTTGGGACCATCACCGGTCACCAAGGATCGGGAAAGGCCCAGTGCCACCACAATGTCTTCTTTGACCTCCTTGACCTTGTCCTCGACGTTGAGGACCTGGCCGTCGGTGCCGTGAGTTTCCACATTTACATAGAACGGAACCACGAGACCGCTTTTCATATCCATCTTGTTGACCATGTCGCGAACCTGTTCCAGCATCCGCTGGTCGGGCATTACCATCTTCTGGCCGAAGGCACCACCCACTTTAAGGAGCCGGAACGGCGTGGCCCAGCGCTTTGCAATGGCCTGCTCGGCGCGACGATAATCACGCAGCAGTTCAATGGCCTGAAACGCAGGCAGAACCAATGAGTTGCCTCGTGGCGAAAAGCCCGGGGCGTCCCATTTCAAATGGATGACCTGATCCACCGGAAGGTCGATGGGGTCGCTGGCTGAACCTGAATCTTCGGCGTATTGCTTGGCTTCGATAAGCTCGCCTTGGGCATACTTCACCTTCACCGAAACCGGATTGACACATACCACTTCCTCGATGTCCTGACCGGTAGCTGCGTATCGTTTGAAGCCGACGGCATCGCCTTTGACCAGCAACTGAAGGATCATGTCCTTTATGAACTCCGAGACATTGAGTCGCCATGCGGTGTTGACCGCATCATCTTTCAGCGTCTCGTCATCGCTGGTGATTTTGATTTCATCTCCGACCGCAAAGGTGCGCCATGAGTTGACGCAGTTCTTTACCAGCGGCTCTTCGACATAGTATTCCCAAGCCTTTCTGGCTCGCTCTTCCCATGTAGCCGGAACCGCGTCCGACGCATTTACCTTGCTGAAGGCTGAGGCGTCGAGAGCTGCCGCTGCAGCCATGGGCACAATGGCGTATCCACTGGATTCGTTGTCGGGCTGCTCGGTATCTGGCTGGGCGTTTGTATCCACGTAATCCTCTCGGGTTATTTCCGGGTTAACGGCCGTACATCTCCCCGCTGTGGGGCGATCACGGCAACACTGGGGTTACTTACCGGAGGGAGAGGAAAAACGTCGGAACGGCGGGTTAAATAAAGACCGGCTCTGTCAGAACAGGTTTGAGCCAAACGGTCTCTTCACCGGCAAGGTCGAGGTTGCCTTGCTCTCGAATGAGCATGGCGCAGCGGACCGCGTCGATGATGTGGTCATTGCCTTTTGAGTAGATAATCTTGCCGTCCCGCAGGGTGTAGGTCTGGGTGGTGAACTGGTCTTCAATCTCCAGATCGTCTGAGGGAAAGATGATCTGTTTGCGCTGGAGGGCACCGTTGATCAGGCTGGTCATCAGTTCCTTTGTCCGCTTTTTGATTTCCTTGCCGTCGCGAACGGTGAGCCGGGTCATGCCGCCGAAGTCAAAGCCTTTGAGTCGGCCTTCAAGCTCCAGCTCTTTGTATTTGTCTAGGGTCAGCAGTTCCTGCACGACGGCCAGACCGTTGCCGCCATTGTCCACGCCGATTCCCGCCGGGGTGAAATAGCGTTCGAGCAGTGCGATGGTCTGGGCGATGTGCGGATACGATACATGCTCCA